GAAAAGTAACAACAGATAAAAAGTTGTTTGAAGAAAAGCCACGACCATTGAATCCTTTCGCGCTTCCGAAGTCGTACGCGAAGAAAAGAAGACACGTTGAATTAACCGGTACGAAGTTCTTGATTCTTTGCGATTTGCACTTTCCATATCAAGATAACGAAGCGATTGAATGCGCGATAAACGAAGGATTAAAGCAAGGCTGTGATTCAATTATCTTGAACGGCGACGCTCTCGATTGTCACATGATTAGCGACTTCGTTAAAGATCCGCGAAAGAGAAAATTCAAAGACGAACTTTATTCTATTCGTCAATTCCTTGCGTCGCTTAGACACACATTTCCAACTGCAAATATTTACTACAAAGAAGGCAACCACGAAGAACGTTACTGGCGTTACATGCGAATCAAAGCACCCGAACTATTCGACATTGACGCGTTCGACTTTCCAACGCTTACGCATTGCGACAAGCACAACGTCAAATGGATTGACGGAAAGAGCAAATTGAACATTGGTAAGCTATCTATCTTTCACGGGCACGAGTTCGGCAAACAATTTCTTCCGTCTGTCAACGTGGCGCGTGGTTTGTTCATGAAGACAAAGGTTTCGTCTATGTGCGGACATCACCACCAAACAGCCGAACACAACGAGCGCGACGCTAACGGTAAGTTTATAACGTGTTGGGGCGTGGGTTGTCTTTCTGAATTGTCTCCAGACTACAATCCTTATTCAAAATATAATCATGGGTTTGCTATTGTGAGTAAAGGAAAAAATGGTTACTTTAGCGTCAACAATTACCGAATACACGAAGGTAATATTTTATAAACCTAAAAAAAACAACTATGATTATCACAACAATTTTTCTTTGCACCGCGCTAGTTGGCGTGTTGTGGGTTCGAGGCATCGACACAATGGCTAGCGAACACCCAGACTACGACGGAACTGACTTTATCTAAACGCACAATGGACAAAAGAGAATACCAACCCGACGCAGTTATTGTTATAATTGCAACAAGTGTTTTTTGGCTGCTTGTTTGCCTTGCATTTTGGAACTTCAACCCGAAGATTCAAACGGAAATACAGATACAAAAACAAGACAGTATCATTTATTATAACAGCGGGGAGTACGACCGACTATTACAGGAAGAAATAAACCTTTACGGAACTTACAGACGCTATGAAGACGCTCAACTTACAGCCAAAACGACCTATCGCACTCGTCGTGATACTATTCTTGTTCTCGATACTATTCGTAAAACTGATATTGTCTATTTAATCAATTCCTGCGACAGCGTTATTGCTTCCGATTCGCTTGTAATCGACAATTTACAGGAACAAATAAACATCAAGGACGAAAAGACGAACAACTTGCAAGAAGTCGTTGGTGCTTATGAACAAAAAACTAACTTGTTGAGCGAACAAATTAACACTTTAGATGCTGATAAAAAGAAATTGGAGAAACAAAAAAAGCGCAGAAACCACGCTTTAGTTGTTAGTTCGTCCGTCGCTATTTTGTCGACGTTTGTTCTGTCAATTTTACTTTAGATTCGTCAACGAAGAACTTCATTGAGAACTGGATTGCTTCGCTTAGGAAAGTGTTGCGACTATTTTCTCCTCGTTTTTCGTCTATCTCGTTCCACAGGTCTTTGTGTAAGTACACGCAGATTCCTTTCTTAGTTTTGCTCTGCGCCATCTTCTTTGTTTTTAGTCATCATTGTTCCAATCATAAGCGCAAGATAGATTTTCTCTTTCGCGTTCAAGTCCTTTCGTTGTGAAAGTTCCAGAAGAATATCTCCAAGAATCTTTCCCTGTTGAAAGTAGGTTGCTATTGAATTAACGATTTCTCGCTCACGATCGTATGTCATTTTGAGCGTTTCGTAAAGTGGTGTTTGTTTCATTCTTGTTCAGTTTTTTCATTTTCAGATTCGGAAAAAAAGTTAGGTGATGTCAATGAGATTAGATACGATAACACCCAAAAATCAACATCGATAACTTGTCCTATTTCAGTTCCTGTAATAACTGAATATCCAAGTGCGATAAGAAGAAAAATTACAATTGCAATTTCAGCTCCTTTGAAAAATTTACTTATTCTGTTTTTCATATTTATTTTATTTGTGCTAATATAGTGAAGCTATGCTAACCGACAACGTATTGTCCATAACTTGGATTGAGTTCGAAGTACATTCGCATCATGATAGCGTCGGCAACGTCAGGAGAAATACCTTCGCGGTTCTTAATAACGTCTTTCGGTGTGACCATTAACTTTCCGTCCACGTCAGCGCGGTGTCGCTTAATCATTTCTAACTCACGAACTATTTGTTCTTTGCGCGTACTGGATAAGATAGTCAACTTGTTTTCTTCGACGTACTGAGCAAGTTTGTAATAACATTCGCTTTTCAGATTTTGGTATTGCGGGTGCTTTGGTTTAGATCCGTTGACAAACCCTCGACATTTTAAGAAGTCAACGACACCACCACCAACACCGTCTTCGTCGCACACTACATCTTGCAATAAAATAGCATGCTGTTGACAGGTTAAGCGAACTTTGTTCACTACTTCGTCCAAGGCTGCACGATTCATTTCAATTATGTCAATGATAGTTAGCCCTTCCCAAACGCAGATAATTGTTCTGTCCTTCCCGAATCGCGCTATATCGGCTGTTATGTATTTCTTGCCTTCGTTTATTACTTCGTTGCGGAACATTCGCAGCAAGTTCTCCGTTTGAAACAACTTGTCGCTGTCGTCGTCGAACTCCCAATTGCCTTCTAAAAGTCTTTTGCGGTCGTATTCAGGAAGGCGTCTAAGAGATTCGATGTAAGCAACCGGTAAGAATGGATTATCTTGCGGTAACGCTTGCACAAACGCGCGATGTGAAGGCAATTCGTTGCGGTTGTTCTTCATGTAGAACTCGTTATACAACCAACCCTTCGACGGATTGCAGGACAAAAAACCTTTGGGAATTAAACCGAACTCATTTAACTTAAAACGACAACGAGAGTGAACAATGCTGACCGCCTTTTCAGTTACTTCGGAACATTCGTCAATGAAGTAGTCTGTGATTTCTAACGATCCAAGTGAATTGAAATTTACATCGGAAGGGTAAGCGAATAAGTCTTTCAAAACAATTTCGCTTCCGTTAAAAAACTTAATCACGTTGGACTGTCCGTTGAAGGTGTAATGTTTATTCGCTATCAATCCAAATTCTTCAGCCGTTTCAAAGAACGTGTTTAACGTAGTCTTTTTCAACGTGTCTAATTTGCTTCGACCGATAAGAGAACGCGTCCCTGCGTACTTCAAACGACGCTGTATCTGCCACATACAACCGAACTTCGTCTTTCCGCCACCTGCTGCGCCACCGTATAATAACTGCTCAACGATGCTATCGGTGTTCAAGTAATTCAACGCTTCAATCTGACGCGGCAGGTATGTTGGTTTGTATGGATTCAAAATAGTTTTAATTCGTTACAACGCTTATCTATTATTTCACAATACGAAGAATCAATCTCAAAACCAACAGCGTTAAAACCTAAATTTTGCGCTGCTTTAAGTGTTGTTCCGCTTCCTGCAAAAACATCAATAATTGTATCTCCTTCGCTTGCCGTTGTCATGATAATTCTTTCAATCAATTTTTCGGGTATTTGACAAGGGTGTTCTGTTTTTTCTTTGCTTACATTTTTGACTTGATTAATTTCCCACCAGTCGTACAATTTCGCACCCGTCTTTCCTTCTGCAATTCTTTGTTGAATACGTTTGTCATTTAAGTTTTTGTATTCTTGACGAACTTTTCGAAAGTCAGGTTTGCACCCCCACCACGAAATAAGTCTTGATTGCTTTCCTGTATTGCTATTGTAAACCCAACAAACAACTTGTTCGCATTTTGCTTTTATTGCTTTCGGCAATAGGTTTATTGTTTCTTCTGGATAGTGAATGATAACGCAAGGCGTTGGTATTTGTGAAAGCAATTCAATGTATTGCTGCTCATTCATTTTGTCCTTGTATTCGTTGTACGCATAACCTTGATTATACGGAGGATCGGTAATTGTTATTCCTTTTGGAACAAGACAATTTCGAAAGTCTTTATTTATTATTTGAATCATTGCTTCGACAAGTATAATTTGTACAACTCACGCATTCCTTCAAACGCAATCGATTCCTTCAATAGCTGACGCTTCCTGTCGCTCATTCGTTCAACCATTGGTTTGTTCAACTGTTGTTCGAAGTAGATGTTCTTGCGTGCCTTCGCTTTGCACAACCTGTATTCTTCGTCTGTGAACGTGTCAATCGTTATCTGTTTACTTTCTTCGAGCCAACGCATAAGCGACACCGCGCGAATCTCGATAACCGTATATTTTCCTTTCTTATAATTGTGTAAGTCTTCTGCGAGCATCCTTCTCCAGCTATCGTCGTTTACCGCCATTTCTTTTTCTTTTAGTTGTTTAGATTCTTCTTCTTTTGATTCCGCGATTTCGCGTTGTATTTGTAAGTTAGCCTTGTCGCGGTGTGGTTTGTAATGGGTCAACACGTCACCTATAAACACTACGCTCAACGCTCCGAAGTGTTCGCATTTCTTTGACAGTTCGTTTGCTGCGTTTAGTTCAAAGGCAAGGTTGAAGTGTTCAAACGTAACCCAACGAAAGTGTTTGCCTATAAACTCGTGCAACATTTGCAACAGTTGCGCTTCGGGTAACGCGATGCCATACATAGCGCACACCTTAGAGCATAACTTTACAAACGCGGGTAGTTCGTAATCGGCAACGAACGCGCTTTCACGCTCTGCACGATCAACCCTTTGTGTAGTTGTGAGCGTCGTTGTAGATGCGCTGCGCAGCGTCTGAATCGAATTTTCCATTTTTGATTTTAGTTTGTTGGTTTGTAGTTACGAATGTAGTTAAATCCCATTTACGAACGGCGGCCTTCCAATCCTTCATTTGATTGCGTCCGACCTTCCAACCGTTGGCTTCGTAGTGTGCATGAAATTTCTCGGTAAATGCAAGCGCGTCTTTGTCACTTAACTTTTCGCAAGCGTAATCGTAGATTTCAACAACGGTAGGTTTGACGAACGAAGGCTTCTTTTCTTTCGTTGGTACTGGAAGTTGACCGGGTTGCGCGTTCAGTAGTTGTTGAACTTGCGCTTCGATGATCTCGATTCTCTTTTTGAGTTGTAGTATTAGCATTGTTTTATTTTTTAGTTAGTCCCACCCTTCGCCTTTCGCGTCGTCGTCTGCGTCGTCCCATTCCTGACAATCGAAACACACTTTAATTTCTCCGTCGTCGTCGATAAGCTCGTATGCTTCATCGTAAGTTAATATTTTTTGATCGTTGACAACTGCGTTCACGCGTTCGTCAAGTTCCGCGCTTTCGCAGTTCGGACAAAAGATAAGTTCTGATTTCATTTCTTTAGTTGTTTTTTAAGTTTGATTTCTTTTTGATGTTCTAAGTGTTCAACAAATTTAGTATAAAATTTCATAGGTTTAGCATAACCCATATCATTTAAGATATAACAGATGCGCTCAACGTTGGCTGCGTAGTTCCTGTCGCATTCAATCTGCCAACTAACTTGCTTCACTCCGTGCATAACCGTAGCGTGATCCTTGCCGTAGTGCTTGCCTATTGATTCATAACTTTGAAGGTAGCAAGGACGGATAATAAAGAAGATTACTTGTCGTGCGGTTACTATCTCGCGTCGTCGCGTTGGTGTGTACAATTGTTGCGAAGGTATTCCCAACACGCTGCACGTTATGTCTTCGAGCGCACTCCAAAACATTTCACGTTCGTTCTCCAGTTCTTGTTGAATCTTTATTTGCTGCGTCGTTAATCTTTCGTAACGTGGTGTTAGCATGAGCCATAGAGTTTCGAAGCGTTCCATGTGCCTGAACGGTATCATGTCGATTAGTTCCTGTCGTATTTGTTCGTTAGTCATATCTTTAGTTATCGTTCATTTCAATTGGTGCGCTGTTGTTCTTATCGACTACCAACAAAATTGTTTTTAATTGTTTTGAATCTCCACGATCCATTCCTTCACCAACCATAAAGCCGTGTATTTCAATCTTGTCTTTTTCCATTATGTAAATGTTTACTTGTGTTGAAGGTTTGTATTCTTGTAAAATTGCAATTAGGTCTTCTGCTTTCATTTGTTTGATTGTAAATTTTTAATATAATATCTTACGCATTTCAAAGTATATTTCTTTTGCGCGTCATAATCCAAAGAGTCAGACATACTCCAATACTTTTCGGTTCTGATTTTACGCCAGTCATCAAAAGTAAAATTTAATGTTAGGTGAAATAACGCTCTGTGAACTTTGAATTTCGGGTCTTTCTTTATTTGTTTTTTCCATATTTTATCTATTCGCTCAAGTTCTTTTTCAGTCATTTTCTTCGTTTATTAATTTGGTTGGTGTAAAGGTTGAAAAAACTTCTTCGCGTGATAGACCGGTGTGAAGGCAAATGTTGTTGAAGTCTTTTATTCTCATTCGCTCTGGGTGTGTAACGTAAAGGCGTGCTGTTGGATCGCTGATACGCAGAACGTTCTTAAAGTTCTGCATCGTCTTAAAGTTTGATTTAACAAGGCGACCGAATGGCGTTTTATAGATTGCTTTATTCATAAGTTAAAAAGAGATTTCACCACGCGTTGAATGAAGGTCAATTGTCTTTCCTTCGCTTTCATTGTTGGCGCGTTGGTTTGTTTTTGTTTTGGTTGACAAAATAAAGTTCTTTGTTTGACAACAGGTTTTCCTTTATAGCTTTTAATATAATTGCTTTTTTCCTGTTGAAATAATGCGTAACGTTCTGCACGAATACGTTCAACCGCTTTGAAAGTTCCGTCTTTTTCTTTCCAAAATAGACCTGCTGAACGTAATGGATTTACATATCCATTAGAACCGTTCATAATTCTTAATGCTTCATTAGGTGTTTTACCTTCGTTTACTAATTGACAAAATTCTTTTACTCTTTCGATGTTGAATGGCTGTACTTTTTTCATTGTGTTGTGTTTTGATTGTATGGTTTATTATTCATTAAGTGTCATAAAAGGCGCGTATGTATGATATAAACGCCTTTTATAACATCTTATTAATTTAGAACGGCATATCGTCCGTTTCGTTTGTTGAAGTTGTTGGTTGAACCAAACCGCTTTGTTCTAGCATCTTCTTGGCGTTGTTCATTTGATCCGCAGCTTTGTCAAGTCGCTGACTAAATTCAGCAGACGAACTTACTTTGTTTTGCAACCATTCTGGAAGCATCTTAAACCGTAGGTCGAAGTCTTGCGAATCATAATCAAGTAAGAACGCTGCGTTCACCTGTGGTGGGCAAGTCATTCCTTTCGCAAGTGGCGACGCTCCCTTCAAGTCTGCGTAGGTGCGCCCTGTGTTCGCTGTGCGGTGCATTACTGACACCATTGCTTCTTTACCGAGCAAAGTACCAATGTCGAATTTAGACGCTTCAGAATCGGACATTGCTTTTCCTAACCACGATTGAACGAAGGCGCGTAACCCACTCTTTTCATGCATCGACAAAGTGAAGTCACGACCGATTGAGAAAGGTTGTTCACCTTTGCCGAAGTCGGCTGTTTCGAGAGGTAGTTCGAACACCAGGCGAACTTTGTTAACTAACTTTTCTTCACCTTGATAGGTGTCCACTATCGTTCCGATGTGAATGATTTGGTAGCAACGCGCTACATGCGTTCCTGCGGGTACTGTTTGACCTCCGCTGTTGTTTGTTTGTTGGGCAATGATGCTCATGTTGTTGTTGTTTATTTGATGATTAAATGAATTTAGATATTGTTCGAACTTTATAGCGAGTTCTTCGTCGCTTTGAATATGTCGCAACTGGCTGTCGTGAATGTCGCTTTGCTCGTTGATTCGTTTGAAGTAACCCATTTAGATATGGTCGTCGAATATGTTGACGTCAAAGCTGAAACTGATTCCGTCCTTTTCTAACGTCACGAAGTCAAGGTCGAATTCAGGATCGTCGCTGCGAAAGAAACGTCCGCGCAAGTTGATTGTGTACATATTGTCAAGGTCGTCGATGAACACGAGGTGTTGTTCTTGGTCTACTTCGAACCAACCCGTTTGGTCGTCGTTGTAGTTGTTGGCTATGGCTTTGATTCTTTCGTTCAACGTGCGTATATCGTCGTCGCTGAAGCAGTAAGTGATTTTTGGACAGTACATAGTTTATTTGATTTTAGTTGTTGCAAATGTATTCAATTAAGTTGTCGTTCCAACGCAATTCAGAAAGTTTTTGACATTTTTCAATGTTAGCGCTAATCTCGTTGTGAGTTAGGTTGTACGCGTTAGCGCATGAAGAAACACAAATAAAGTTACTTTTCTTGTGGTGGTGTTGGTAGTTCTTTGAAAGGCGTTGTGATAAATTTGTTGAGTACTCGCTCAAGGTCGTTAATTCGCGCTTCAATAAAGGCATCCCTACCCAATACTCCAGTTCTCTGACTACCGTAGTAATTTTGGGCGATAATGATTGCGTCTTGAATTTCTTGAATGTCTTCTGAAAAAAGCATAGGAGATTTGTACGAGTAAACTGATTTGCAATAATTGTTTTCATTGTTCATTTGATTTTTGGGTTTTAGATTTCTTTTGATTCGATTATTTCTTCGCGGGGTGTTGCTGACTTGATTCGGTCGTATGCGTTCTTTGCATCTTGGTATTCGTTGTAACTCATGTGAAACTCTCCGTTGACTACTATCTTATAGTACATATCGGTAAGCGTTGTCTTTTGAATTAGTTCTACTTTCATTTTGAATAGTGATTTGGTTGTTGTTCTAGTTGTCTTGTTTGTTCGTCAATCGTTCCTGCGATTAACATTGCTGCGAAAAGAAGCGCGATGTAGAGTAGTTGTTTTTTCATTTTGTTATTTGGGTTTATTTGTTATGCTTCAATAAATACACAAGTATAATCACATTCTAAATCGTAAACTGACTCAACTTGTGCGTTAGCTGAAAGAAAGTAGTTTGCGATTCTGTTCATTGCTCTTTCGTTCTTTCCTTCGAAGTGGAAGGTAAAAGATTTTTCGCCTCTGATAGTAAAGTCAACTGCGATTCCTGCTACGTGTGAAATTACTTGTTTAACTGTGTTTGTTTTCGTTGTGTTCATTTTGTTTATCTTTGGTGTTGTTGTTAATTGTTTGACAAATATATGCTAAACTTTTGAATACGCAACAAAAAAATGAAAATAAATTGAAAATAATTTATAACTGATTGAAAATGAACGTGAAAACTTTTAAGAAAACTTATAAAAAAAGTGTTGTAAAGCGTAAAGTAACACCTGAAAGCGAATCGAATCAGCAAGAAATTGTAATAAAATACCTACGTTTAGCATATCCCGACGCTCTTTATTGCGCTTCCGCAGGTGGAATGCGAACAAGTTACTTGCAAGCGATCAAAATGAAGCGTACCGGTTACGTCAAAGGCTTTCCCGACCTATTCATTTACGAACCACGCGGTGCGTTCTTCGGTCTTGCTATTGAAATGAAGAAAGAGAAAGGGGGTGTCGCATCACCAGAACAAAAGCGGTGGCAGGAACAATTAAGAAACAGGGGGTATTGTTCTTATATTTGTAAAGGTAGCGAGGAAGCAATCAAAGTAATCGACGAATATTTTAATGAGTGACACTTGACCATTACATAGAAGGTAACTATAAAAAGTTCAAAGAACTTGCGAAGAACATTTCGCGAGGCGAAGACTACTATGAAGACTTGCTTCACGATTCTTTGCTGTCTATGTTTGGTTCGAAGCATATCGAGAACCTAATCGACACAGGCGACTTCGAGTTCTATCTTATTCGTGTTATGTATCTTGCCGTCAACAGTCCAACGTCGCCTTTTTACCGCCAAACAATCGCATGGAACAGAAACAGACGCGACTTCAAAGAATACGCTCACGAAGTCGACAAGACGTGGTTGGGCGCACGAATGACAAACGAGCAACTGGACATTCTTATAAGTCGACTAACCGAGTTCGAACGTCTTATCTTTCAGGAATACATATTCGAAGGTTTCACCTACCGAGAATTTTCCAAACAAACAGGAATACCAACGGTATTTTTATACCGCACTATCGATTCTATAAAAACTAAAATAAGAGCAAATGTTATTCGCAAAATCAAATGAGTACAAAAGACGACTTGAAATTTGTCGCACCTGTAAATTCTTCGAACCTTCAACGCAAAGCTGTGGTCCATTGATCGTGGGTGGCGAAGTGGACGCAGAAGGAAATGTATTTGAAACAAAATATGAAGTGTTGTTTCGAAAGAAGTCAATTCAACTTTGTGGCTGCGTTATGCCTATCAAAGCAAAGTTAGCCTTCGCTTCTTGTCCTGCGTCTAAATGGAACGGTGTTCTTTCTATGGACGAACAAATAGAGTTTAAGCGATTCTTGCTCGATATGAAGGCGCAGGGACGCTTAGAGCAAAATGATATGCTGAAGTTCTATTCGTTTAAGGATAAAGCCACAGGAGCGTTCAATGAGCGTTCAACGTGTCCGCCTTGCGTGAAGAAAGACATCAATACGTTTCTTGAATCGATGAAGGATGTTGAAATAGGTGAATAACTAATTGACGCAACGAAGTAAGTTTTAATTATTTTTGTTGTGTCAAATGGTAAAAGTATTAACCCTCTTTTGTTTCCGTTTGACGACAAGAAACAATTGGGGGTTATTTTTTTGAACTAAATGAAACAAACTGGATAAGAACACAAACTGCCTTCGTAAGTC